GCGGGGCGCGTGGTGACTGCGTTGCTCATTTCGTCCTCACTTGAAGCGATGGGATTGCGTTCGTCATCTCGACGCCGGGGATCACGACGCCGTTCTTGATTGCGTCGTTGATCGCCGCCTTGTTCACCGCGCGCGTGGTCCGCCAGTATTCGTCGGGCAGCGCAGCTTCGTCGGTGATGATCGCAGCCGGCTTGCCCTTGGCGATCGAGGCGGTGATGTCGGGCAACTCGATCTTCGGGATACCGAGCGCGTCCATCGCGGCGAACACGGTCGACCGCAGCGCATCGGCCCGGCGTTTGTATCGGTCCCTGCGGGCAGTGATGTTCGCCGCCATTTCCTCGGCCGCATCGGCCATGGATCGAGCGGCCACCGAGGCGCGCAACATGCGGTGAAGCAGGGCGAACACGTCCTCCGTCTCGGCTCGCAGCGCGTCCGACATAGCCGCTTCGTCAGCCGCCAGGTCCGGGTCGTTGGCGATCAGCGCGGCACGGCCGGACATGAGCGCCGACATAGCCTGTTCGATCTGCCAGGCGGATGGGGCGATCATCGGTTGTCCCCCTCGTGTCGAGCCTCTAGGACCAGCAGCCGGCCCAACGTCTTTTCGAGCAACCGGATGCGCTCATGCGGCTCCATCTCCGGTCGGCGCGCAGACGATCCCGACCACACGTCGCGGAGTTCGGTCACGGTGTCGGCGGTCCAGATGGCGATTACGTCGTTGGTTTCCGGGACCTGGCGGCGGGGTGTCGCAGCGTCTCGGATTTCGGCGGCGATGGCACGGAGGGTTTCGGCGTGTGCTGCGTAACATTTCGCAGCTTCCGCGCCGACCACCCATCGCTCGCGCATCGCCAACCACTCCGCCACCTGCAAAACCCGCACATCCATCGCCTCGGACTTGCTCGCGGTGATGCAGTCGACGCCTCTGACCTTGCTCGGGTCGTGGCCGGGGAGGGTGGCGTGGGCGTGGATCATGTCCGATCTCCCGTAACAACCTTCGCCGCGTCCGTGATGGCCGCGATCAGGGCGGCGCATTGGTCAGTGGACAGCGCAACGCCGGTTTTATCGTCGTTCTCGGCAATCTCGACGAACACGCCAGCCGATGAAATCTCAACGCTAATCGTGTCGCCGAACTTGTCCGTGATTTCTACTCGCGCGAAATCGCTCATGTCCGATCCCCCAGCATCCGCGTGGCCAACTCCACCAGCACGCGGAGACCGTCGCGGGAGAGCGGAACCTCAAGGCTGTCATCCGCCGGGCGTCCGTGCTTTTGCTCGCAAACGTCGAGGAAAAAGCACCGATACCCGTCGTCCCACACCAGACCCACGGTCGTGCGCGTGTTCGGGTCCGGGTGGTCCGTGACGCATTCCCATCCGAGTTGGTTGGTGATGGCGGGCAGGCACTCGGCGACGTAGCTGTCGGGCGCGGTGCGTGGGTTGTAGGCGTCTGGATAGTTGCCCATCACACCCATTCCACCGCCTGAACCCGATCAGCCACGTCCGCCAGCGTCAAGAACTCCACCACGACAGGCGGCGGGGCAGCCGGGCCGGACAGCGCGCGGAGAAGGGTGATCGGGGGCCGACTAGCGCCCGTGACGGTGTGGCCCGTGTCGTCGAGGTGGTCGGCGGGGAGGATGGTGGTGGGGGGCATGTCGGCGTTCCCATCGGTTGGGGTTGTGGGGCTAGGCGGCTAACTCTGTTTTCCACGAAAGCGCACCGTCCTGACGGGTGTGGCCCATGTTCCAGACCTTCTGGCGGGCAACCTTCAACGCATCGGCCTTCGTCTCGGCGGTGATTTCCATCGTATATGTCTCCTGCCAGGAAACGCCCTTCCACTTGGTTGAAGCCGTGATGCTGTATGTTTTGGCCATCTGCCTATCTCCTCTCGGCCGGGCCGTCCCGTCCTGATGCAGTGGATTATGTGCAGCAATGCACCGCGCGTCAACGGCTAAATTGTGCAATTACGCACAAAAGATTGCTTGACCGGGTGCAACGGCGCACATACCATATCGGCCATGGATGACCTTCTCACGCCGCAGGATATTGAGCGCATGGCCAATGATCGCGGCATCACGATTGCTGAGGTTTGCCGCCGGGCTGGCATCGCGCACACCACATTCGGCCGGTGGCGCCGGGGAGAGACGCAGCCGACGCTGGATGTCTACCGGCGCATTCGGGCCGCTGTTCAGAAGGATGACGCATGATGCGCGTCATCGGTTGGGCACTCGCCCTCACGATCGACGGCGCGTTCACCTATCAGGCCATCTTTGCGTTGGCCGAGGCGCTGCCGTGACGATCACAGAGTCCGCAATCTGGTGGCCGCCACAAGCCCGCGCTACCATCCGAACCGCCGCCGAACGCAACCGCGCGCTGCGACTGCGTGAGGAAGGCTGGACGTTCGAGGCGATATCCAACGAGACCCGTATTCCGGTCTCAACAATTCACCAATGGTGGGCCGCTGCTCAGTCCGCAAAGGATGGCGCGGCATGAATAGCCGGGATGCCGCAAACACCGTGTTCCAGGCTTCGGCACTGGACGCCCGTTGTAAGTGGACTCGGGACCCGGCTACGGCCGGCGCGGGCGGTTCCGTTCTCCGGAACGCGCGCCGGTCGATCCTTCCCGCTGGCAGACCGGGGGCCGTAGAGTCGGTCAGTCTGCCATCTCCTCCCGAGACTAACAAACTGCCGGCCGGGTTCGCTCGGTCGGCGCTTTTTCGGGGCGGATAAAGCGGGACTAACCCGCGTGTGATCGGAAGGATTAACGATGGACGATGAATATCAGGAGTTCCTGCGACGAAAGGCCATAGCGGCGGCGCCTGTCGGGTTCGATCCCGGCCCGATGAATGAAGCAATGATGGATTTTCAGCAGGCCGCTACGGATTTTGCGATCCGCCAAGGCCGGGCCGCGCTGTATCTGTCCACCGGCCTGGGGAAAAGCATCTGCCAGCTCGAATGGCTGGATCAGTGCATCCGTGAGACGAACAAGCCCGGCTTACTGTTAGCGCCGTTGGCCGTCGCGAAGCAGTTTGAGCGTGAGGCAGCGAAGTTCGGTTACGATGCCCATGTCATCCGCGACATGACGACCGTCGGCACGCATATCAACATCGTCAACTATGACCGACTGGACAAGATCGACACGAGCGTGTTCGGCGCGGTGTCCATGGACGAGTCGTCGATACTTAAATCGTATACGGGGCGCACCAGCCGCGCCTTGATCGAGGCGTTTGCGGGCGTGCCATACCGCCTGTGTGCCACGGCTACCCCGGCGCCTAACGATCACGCGGAGCTTGGTTCACAGGCCGAGTTCCTGGGCATCATGACCCAAGCCGAAATGCTCGTGCGGTGGTTCATCAACGACACGAACGATACGGGCGTGTGGCGGCTCAAAGGGCATGCGCGGTCATCCTTCTATGACTGGATGGCGTCATGGGCGCGGATGGCGGAAACGCCGGCCGATCTTGGGTTCAATGCTTCCCGGTTCGTCCTGCCGCCGCTGAACATCATCCGTCATCAGGTGCAGGCCGAGGCAAAGCCGGCCGAGGGGATGTTGTTTGATGCCCATGTGTCGGCAACGAATATGCACGACTTGAAGCGGCAGACGGCCGAGTCACGGTCCGCGATGGTGGCGGAGCTGGTCGCGGCCGAACCGGATCATTCGTGGATCATCTGGTGCGATACCGATTACGAAGCGGACGTGTTGCGGCGCGTCATCCCCGATGCGGTTGAAGTGCGCGGGTCGCACACGATCGAGAAGAAAGAGGATGCGCTTGAAGCGTTCGCCGCCGGGCAGATCAGGAACATCATCACCAAGCCATCGGTCGCAGGGTTTGGGCTGAACTGGCAACACTCCGATCGGATGGCGTTCGTCGGGCGATCGTTCTCATACGAGATGTGGTTTCAGGCGGTCCGCCGGTCATGGCGGTTCGGCCAAACCAAGCCCGTCAACGTCCACCTCGCCGTTGCCCAGGGCGAAGACCAGATCGGGCGCGTGATCGACCGCAAAGGCGAAGATCACAAGGCGATGATGACCGGCATGGCCGAAGCCCAGCGCCGGAACGCGGGCGCGTCGTCAAAGGTCAAGGTTCAATACAATCCGACTTACATTGGGAGGATGCCGAAATGGCTCACGTCCGCTGCTTGAACGAAACTCACGGCCAGAAATACGCGGCATACAATGGCGATTGCGTTTCCGTGATGCGGCAATTACCGGATCGGTCGGTGGGGTTTTCGGTCTATTCGCCGCCATTTGGCAACTTGTTCTGTTATTCCGACAGCGAGTGCGACATGGGCAATTCCGCTGATAACGCCGAGTTCTTCACGCACTACCGCTTCATGCTCACGGAGATGGCGCGCGTCCTGAAGCCGGGCCGTCTGTCCGCTGTCCATTGTTCCGAAATCCCGACCACCAAATGGAAGGATGGCGTAATCGGTATCTACGATCTGCCGGGCGATATCATCCGCGCGCATCAGGACGCCGGCTTCGTTCTGCACTCCCGCATCACGATCTGGAAAGATCCAGTCGTGGAAATGACCCGCACCAAGGCGCTTGGGTTGCTCTACAAGCAACTGAAGAAGGACAGCACACGGTCGCGGGCCGGGATGCCCGACTACCTGCTGTTGTTTCGCGCGCCCGGCGAAAACACGGAACCCGTGGAACACCGCGAGGGTGAGTTCCCCGTGGAGCAGTGGCAGCGGTGGGCTAGCCCGGTGTGGATGGACATCCGCCAGACGGACACGCTCAACGTGCGGGCAGCAAAGGACAACGCCGACGAAAAGCATATCTGCCCTCTGCAACTCGATCTGATCGAGCGCGCGTTGGTCATGTGGTCCAACCCAGGCGATATCGTTCTTTCACCGTTCATGGGCATCGGGTCGGAAGGCGTCGTGTCGCTCAGGGTCAAGCGGCGGTTCGTCGGGGTGGAGTTGAAGGACAGCTACTTCCGGCAAGCGTCGAAGTATCTGGCCGATGCTGAGGCTACGTCCGCGACGTTGTTCGATCTGGTCGCAGCATGACGCCCCTACAGCGCCGCACCCTCGACTACCTCGCCACGGTGGACAGCGCGACGCCGGAGGAAATCCGCGAAGCCGAACGGTTTTGGAACCGCGTGACTATAAGCGCGACCCGGCAACTCATGGCCCGCCTGATCACCGCCGGCCACGCCCGCAACATCTCCACCACCCGCCGTTGCGTCTACCGCATCACCCTCCAAGGCCGCCAAGCAATCGCCCCGCCGCTCGTGTGCGTCGCGTGGAAGGACGGCCAGAGCGCGCCGTTGAAGCCTGCGACGGCCGAGGCTTTGCGGGTGCGGCTGGATGGGGAGATGGGGCCGGGGACGCATCGGATTGTTCCGGCCTAACCAACCCGCGCCCGGCGGTTCCGGGCAATAGGAGGAATCAGCCATGGCCACGAACGGACATATACAGTCGATTGTCTCCCGCATCGTCCGCCTGACGGAAGAAAAGGCCTCGCTCGGCGAGGACATCAAGGACATTTACACCGAAGCGAAATCCTCCGGCCACGACGTTAAGGCCGTCCGCATCGCCGTGAAGCGGCAGATGGAGACCGAGGAAAAGCGGAAGGCGCGAGAGGCGGTCGAGACTGAGGCGGAACTGATTATCGCGGCGCTGGGTGCGTTCGCGGACTCCCCGCTGGGTGCGGCTGCGGTGGCTGCCGCCTGATGAACCTCGAAGGCATCACACAAGACGGCGAAGTCGTCCCTCTCACCGGAGACATCGGACTGCGGGGCCGCGTGTTGCGCGTTGGCTGGGAACTGCCGGCTGATATGTCGCGGGAGGACTGGTGCGCGGCCGGTGCGTTGATGGGGAAGATCGAGCGGTCGGTGTCGTGGTGGCTCGGGGATTGGTGGGCATACGGGGAAAGCCGGTATGGCGACCGGAAGGCGCTGGTTGAGAGCGATGGGTGGGAGGGGCCTGGGTTCCAAGCGTGCAGAGATGCCGCGACGGTATGCCGTGCGTTTGAAACGTCGCGGCGCCGCGACGTTCTGCCGTTCTCCCACCACAGAGAAGTCGCATCCGTCCCCGCCGACGAAGCCGACCGCCTGCTAGACTGGTGCGAAGAAACCATCACCACTACAGGCAAGCCCCGTTCCAGCCGTGAACTCCGCGCCGAACTGTCCCGCCGCCGCGTCAATGTCGGGCAGCAGCCCAGCGAAACGACGTGCGTTATCGACGACTTGCACAAGGCGGTTGTCGATGGGCGGAAGTTCGGCACCATCTATGCGGACCCGCCGTGGCTCTATGACAACCAGACTACCCGTGCCGCTACAAGCAAGCACTACAACGGTCTGACGGTAGACCAGCTTTGTGAAATGCCAGTCAAGGCGCTGGCGGCAGATGACGCCCATCTGCACCTTTGGACAACGAACGCGTTCCTGTTCGATGCGCCCCGCATCTTCGACGCGTGGGGCTTCGAGTTCCGGACATCTTTCGTCTGGGTCAAGCCGCAGATGGGGATCGGGAACTACTGGCGGAACAGCCATGAGTTCCTGCTGACCGGCATCCGAGGCAACGCGAAGCGGTTCAACGACCACGGGATCATGTCGTGGCTGAAGTGCGACCGAGGCGCACACAGTGCCAAGCCGGAACAGGTCCGCAGCTTTATCGAACGCGCCAGCCCCGGCCCATACCTGGAGTTGTTCGCGCGGCTGAAGGTGGACGGCTGGTACGCCTGGGGAAACCAAATCGAACAAAACCTATTCCATGAGGAAGCAGCAGCATGAACGCGTTCGAGCAAGCGTCCCGCGTCGAGACCGAGGGAATGGTCCGGCTGATGCCGTTCATCGAAGAACGCGCCTACCAGGGCCGGTTCGTGAAAACCGCCAAAGGCGCACTATCGAAAGCCCTGCAAGCGGAGTTTGGCGACGTGCTGATGAACACGGACGCCGACACCGTGTATGGTGTCGAGATCAAGATCGAACAGAAATGGACCGGAAACCTGTTTCTCGAAACGTGGTCCAACCGGAACCTTGAAAGCAAGCAGTCACACGGCGAACGCGGCCAAAAGCCTGGATGGCTCATCAGCCAGCGGGCGGACCTGCTGTTTTACTATTTCCTCGACTTAGACGCGCTGTTGGTCATCCCGGTTTTCCCTTTGAAACAGTGGGCCTTTGGCACAGCCGACACGCCCGGCCATATCTACGCCTGGAAGGAAGTGCGGCAGGGGAAATACCAGCAGCGCAACGACACGTGGGGCCGCTTGGTCAATGTCGATGCGCTGGCCAAGTCGGTTCCGTTGCGGAGGTTTTCGGTCAGGCAGTTGTCGCTGGGGATAGCCGCCTAAGCCATGCCCCGCGCCCTCTGGATAACCCCCGCCCTAGCAGCCTTCGTCCAAGCCCACGAAGGCACGTCATGGGAGCGCATCCTTGAGAAATGGCGCACCGAGCATCCAGACAAGCCGGCGCCGGGGAATCATGAGCAGATGCGGAGGCATTTTCGGAAGGGGGAGAAGGAGTATTTGCAGAAGCCCCTCGCGGTGAAGGTGCCGACGACGATGATCCCGTGCATGACGTGCAAACGCCCGTTCCCTTCTGAGGGGATTTTTAACCGGATGTGTGATCCTTGTAAGGAGAAGGCGTAATGTCGGATAAGACCGCAACGACAACCCCAACCGTCCACATCATCGCCCAACCCGCATGGCACGCGCCCGCGTTCATCGTCGGTGACCGCGCGGGACTGCAAGCGATGCTCAACGCCATAGCCGACGCGATACTAAACGGGAAAGGCACAGCCGAACTCTACGCCAACGACGGCGAAGGCTACGCCGTGTCCGTCCATTGCCGGGAAGACCTCGCAGGCACGCCATACGGATACACGGACGAGATGGCGCGGACGGCAGTGACCTGGCCGGATTGGTTGCGGGAGTAGGACTGTGACCAGACCCATCAACCGAGAGCATATCCTGCAAGTCGCGCTAGTCCGTTTCGTCCGCGAAGCCGTGTCCGCACCGCATGAGTTCCTTGCGTTCGATCGCTCCAAGGCGGCTGGCCAGTTCTCGCACATGCGAGAAAAAGCGCGGGGCGTTCGCGCGGGAACACCGGACACGCTTCTACTGGTCGAAGGCAAGGCGCCAATCTTTTGCGAACTGAAAGCGCCCGGCAACAAACCCACCGAACAGCAAATCGACATGGGCAACCGGCTCATGGCGGTGGGTTGCTGGTGGTCGTGGGTTACCTCCGTCTCGACGTTCTACGAATGGGTCAGGTCCATCGGCGTGGAGCTTCGCGCGAATGCGGAGTTCCTGGCCATGCACGCGGATGCGGGGGTGCTGTCCAAGATCGCTGCGGCTGAAACGAAGGTTGGGAAGGCGCCTCGGTCCTACAAGCCCCGCGAGGAAAAGCCCTCAGCCGCTCGCATCCGGAAGGTTGGGGCGGTTCGGGCCCGGGTGATGTTCTGATGCAGCCCGTCACCCTCGGTCCGAAGATCGACGGCGCCCGCCATGGCGTGTGCGACGCGGGTCCGGTCGTGATGGACCAGGCCGTCAAAGACCCGAACGGCGCCATCTGGGCACACCTCACCATCAACGGCCATGAGTTCAAGGCCTTCTACGGCTCCCGCGAAGGCGATGAGTATGGATGGGAATGGTTCGCGTGGATTGAACTCGACGGGCGGCAATGGCTGGTCACGATCGACCCGGAAACGTGGGTGCTGCGGTTTGGGGTTTGTGTGCAGCGCGTTCCGTTGGAGGGTGTGGCTTGACCTTCCCCGAGGCATTCCGCGCCCATGTCGTGCCCCGGATGCGGGCCATGATCCGCATTCAGTCCATCAAGGTCCAGGCCGGCGAATGCGACTTCGGAGACGCCGCCGATGCGGTCATGCGCCGCGCCATGCAGATGGGCGCCACATACCTCCCGACCGATGTCTTCAACGACCTATCCGACTACGTGCTGGTCACCCTCGCCAACGACATTGCCCAAGCGGAAACCGTAGTGGATCGCCTGGCAGCCGAGGAAGCCTCCGATCCGGTGGTATACTACACCCGCCTTGCTGGCGACGACGTGCAGCTGCAACGCGCGTTCGCCGCGATCAGCCCCGAATACCGGCGCGCGATCTATCCCCCTTTCCGACCCGAACTGAGGGCTGCCCATGGCCGGTAACTTCTTCGACCCGACCATCCCGGCCGGTCCCGACCCATGGGGAGAGGACCCGCCGCCACCGGCCGGCTATGAGGCATACGGCAACGTCGTCTCGCTCAAGGGTGACCCAGTTCCGGCTGGCCCGGCCCTGTGGCAGTCTGCCGGCGGATGGGCCGAGGTCGACATTCCGAAGCGTCCGTGGATCGTCCCGGGCCACATCATGCGCGGGTCCGTCACCGTCCTAGCCGGTGCTGGCAGCGCGGGAAAATCCTCGCTGGTCAAAGGCTGGATGATTGCCGCCGCGTTCGGCCTCACATACGGCCGGTTCCGCATTCCCGTTCCGCTCAAGGTCCTATCCTACAACACGGAAGACGACCTTGACGAAGAACGCCGCCGGATCAGCGCAACATGCCGCCAGTTCGACCGCAGCCCGACCGAGATACCCGAGACAATGCAGATCATCGGGCCGGACCAGATCGGGACCCTTATCACCCGCGATCCGGTGTCCGGCTACTGCGTCCCGACCCGCGCGATGGTGGAGCTAGAAGCCATCCTTGAGGAGTTCCGGCCGGACATCCTGATCCTCGATCCGCTGGTGGAACTGCACAACGCGGAGGAGAACGACAACACCGGGTTGCGCGCCGTGGTGGCCTATTTCCGGTCCCTGGCCCAGCGGTTCAAAATGGGCGTGGTGATCCTACACCACACGCGCAAGGGTGCCACTGCCCCAGGTGACCCGGACGCCGTGCGCGGTGCCTCTGCCGTCGTCGGCGCGGCCCGCGTGGTGTTCACAGTCTGCCCCATGTCCGAGGAAGAAGCCGGCAAGTGCGGCGTCGATATCCGCCAGCGCCGGCTCTACTTCCGCCTGGACGGCGCCAAGCAGAACTACGCGCCGCTCGACGGCGCCGAATGGTTCAAGCGGGTGCCCTACCTCCTGGACAACGAGGAAGAGGTGGCGGCGGCTGAACCGTGGGTGCCGCCTAGCCCGTGGGATGGGGTGACGTGGCCGGTGATCGATGAGATCATGGCCCAGATCGAACGTGGCCCATCCGCAGGCGAGTTCTACGCTGCGGCCAGGCAGTCCAAGCGGTGGGCCGGAACCCTGATCATGGACATCGCGGCACGCTCCGAAGCCCAGGCCGGAACCATCCTGAAGTCATGGATTGAGGGCGGCGTGCTGGTCCCCGGCACGTATCCAAGCCCCTCGGTCAACCACCGGATGGCGGCATGTCTTCACGTTGACGCAATCAAACTATCAGAAATGAGACGAGAGGCGGCGGACCATGGATAGGGCGGAAAAAGTGCGGGTAGAAGTGCGGAGAAGTGCGAAAACGACCCGCACTTTTTCTCCCGGGCCTATAGTGAAGTGCGGAAGTGCGGGTGCCCTGCAAGCTCCGCATAGAAGTGCGGAGACTTGCGGGCACACCGCTTCCGCTCTTCACAACCGGCCCGGTCTGGCCCGGCGAGAAGTGCGGAATATTAATATTGGGACATCGGCATGAAGCCCCGCAAGCAGCCCAAGTCCGCCCCGTCACCAGCCCCCCGGACAGCGGCGGCGGTGGTCCTCGACCATCCAGGCGTGATGAAAGCCGCATGGGCCGATCCCGAGGACATGGACCCACTACGGCGTGAGGCGCGGCTGATCCAGGGCACCCGGCGATACGACCCGCTGCTCATGCTCCATCGCCAAACCCCCGACCGATGGACCAACGCAATGGTCATTGCTGGCGAGCGGTATCGGCGAGACTATGAGGTCGGTGTGCTGGGGGCATCCTCGGCTGGTGGTCGAGGGGCAATCGACCTGCCATGCCCGCACGTCAAAGCCTGGGGCAAGGCGGCGGCTTTGACCCGGCACCATGCGGCACGGGATGCGCTCGGCCTGACGCTGCACGCGTTCGCCTCCGACCTGCTGGTTTCGCGGCTGTCGTTGGCTGCCATCACCAGCAACCGGGGACTACCTCGGGACCGGACTGCGGCGATGGTCGAGGCGGCAATGCTGCGGCTGGTGGACCACTATGACGGGACGCGGCCTAAGCGCGAAGACGCTTGACACCCTCCGGCAATGTGTGCCAAGGGACGTTACCCTGGCGGTTATAGCGACTGCCGATCCCGATAATCGACCCGAAGGGTTGCCATCATGCCCGGCAACCCCTTTTACCGTTCCACAGCCTGGCGCAAAGCGCGGGCCGCATTCCTCGCATCCCATCCCATCTGTATCGTTCCGGGCTGCGACGCCCGAGCAACCGATGTGGACCACGTGCGATCCATCCGATCCGGTGGCGACGCGCTAGACCCGGCCGGCTTCCGAGCCTACTGCCACCAGCATCATTCCCAGAAAACTGCACGACGCGACCGAGGCGCCTACCGACGCAGCGACAAGCCCGTCGTGGCGCATGGATGCACGGCCGATGGCGTGCCGCTCGACCCTGGGCATCCTTGGCGCAAGGGGTAGGGGGGGGGCGGTCCAATCTCCGGGGCGAATGGGGCCGGAAC